GCCTCAATATGATCCGATGTATTTTTAAATCTCATTACAAACCCACCTCTCTCTTTAAACCTTGACTATCTTTGACTATACTATCATTTAACACTCTATAAGTCAAATTTTTAGAGCTCAGCCCTTGAAAATACTGACTTTCTTTAAAAACATTTAGGCATTAAATCGCCTTAGTTTTTCTTTAAAGTCCCTAAAAAAGTCCACAAAAAAGAGCCCTGAAAAGGGCGTAATATTGACGAGTTCAGCAGGCAAGAAACTAGCACGGTCAAACGTGCTTTTTCTATTACCTGGTAATATTATAGCATATCCTCTCAAACTTATATATAACCAGAATCCCGCAAAAGAAAAAGATAAAAGCATAAAGGATAGGGAGAAAGCTGTTCTTACTTTTATTTTATCAAATAGCAATATGAGAAGCAAGGATAAAAAGCCCTCAGAAATAAATCTAAGGACTTAAATAACGACGTGTTGGTTTGCTCACTTAATTAGTCTACTTAATACTATTCAATATACTATTCAATTATAGTTTACTTTGAAATGTTCTTAATCCTTTCTGTAAATTTTTGAATCGCATTCAGTTCTGCAGGTCTTAAATGAGGGTATGCCTTAGTCCTCCCCCCATTTCGTTTAATATGTCCAAATTCAAGTAAATGAGTAAGAGATCCGTATTTAAAACTATATACGACCCAAACTCCATTTCTCACTCTTTTCTTACGCCATCCTTTTGAATATTTACCTGTTCTTTTAGGGCTAGTTTCCCTTAATTCTTTAACTGTTTCTTTAGCGACTTGCTCCGCAATTTTATCAACTTCTTCATTAACCTCTTCGAAATATTCTGCTAAAATATTTGCTAATTGTGCTGCTAAATCCATTTTCTAAAAACTCCTTCTATTTTTTAAAATATCAACTTTTTACCCCCTTTTTGGTTGACAGCTTCCGACTTGGAAAAAGTTCACCGCTCCCGGTACCTAAAATCAACGAAAATGCTTTACAAAGTGGGGGGGAGTGTCAATATCCTTTCAGTTCTATAAATCTTTTAGCGATTACTTTTCTTCGACTATTTATATAACGGGTAGTTTTATTTAGTTTCTCTGCCACGTCTTCCCAAGTCACACCAGCTTCTAAATATCTCATTTTAAAAATTACTAGATCACTTTCAATTAAGTTTTCCATCAAGGTATCTACAACTAGTTTGAAGCCTTCTAAATATCTTAGTGTTTGGTCTTCTTCAATTCTAATGATTGTCGCTTCAGTAGGACTAGATACTGTCTTGCCTTTCCCACCAGTATAATCTTCAGTACTATGTTTCTTATTATGTATCAGTTCCTGTCTTCTCAAATAAATTTTATTAGCAAGCGTTCTATATCGTCCTAACTCAATATCTATCCTGTCCAGGTCTCTATTACTCAGCTCGTACATCAGTAAGTACCTCCACTTAAATTTTAAAAATTTTTTTATCTTGCAATTTGTCAAATTGTAAATTCTGTCAAACTTACAAAAAACGCTGAAAGCCTACCAATACTCAAGTTAGAAGCTATTACTGTTTTAAGTTTGACAACTCTTCAGTATGACAAGTTCAAGGGAAATTTCTTTAATTTATCCCCTCAGTTTCTCATATCTTACATTCTGTGAAACTCACTCCATTCTGTAAACCCCTGATATACCTTGCTTTCAAGCTATTACTTCTTTTCAGTTTATGCTTACTTTGTTATGTGAAACTTAGTAAAGCATAAAAGTAGGACTAGCGATATTTCTTTTGTTTGAGCCATATATCACTAGCCTTACTGAATCTATAACCTATTTTTCTAAATACGCTTTGATATCCTGATATTCCTTAGAAAAATTCATCCATCCGCTAGAATCAGGGGTTAAGAATGGTAAGACAGTAATCGGACTTACTTCTGTTCGATACGACGATAGAGAATGTCTCTGACTTATTTCTCTGACTACACCTGTATGAATTTCTTCTACATCCTTCTTCAGTTCTTGAATTTCATCATATGCGTCCAGAATTCGTCTAAGTTTCTCTCGGTATTGTTTATAGATCTTCTTAGTTTCCATCCGTTGCTTAGTTTCTTTAAAAATGTATTCAAAGATGACTGCATTAGCTTCTGAAAAATCACTATCAAATTTTTCCTGAAGGCCATTAATAGCTTTTTCCATCTTTTCCAGCTGCTCTAAAGATTCTAAGTTATTTGACAAAAAAGAATCTATGTTCTCAAATGAAACTGCTTGATTGCCTAACAGGCTTTTCCTTTTTTCGCTTAACTGTTCTCGTGCTGAATTAATCTTACTTTTTTTATTATCTAAATCATCCAGTGTATCAAATACTTGATTAATATCCATTTCTTTCTCCTAGTTCCATTGAATAAAATAACCACAATCTTCTTCAACTTTTTTTACATCAAATCGGGTATGTAAAATCAACCGTTTCCCAAAATAGTCATTCGCATTCACCCAACTAAGTGTATCTTTCTTGCGATCAAACAAAGTAACAAAGTTTTCTAGATCTCCTATAAAGCCTTTTTGGTCACCTTTATTCCCTAATGTTGTATCATCTACAATTAAAAAGTTATCTACAAAGAAAGTTTCACTTGTCCCTGTCTCTTTATCAACTTTAAGAAGATAATTTCCTGAAGTGTCTTTCATTTTTTCTAAGACACTAAATAGTGATTGACTAACAACCATAGATACATTGCGCTCTGGATTGATTAAAGAAATAATAGATTTCAAATCATCCATACTTGTAGCAGTTTGAACGTTAGCAGTCTGCAAGATTTTTCCGATTTCTCTATTTCGTGTTCTACGTTTTAATTTAATAATCTTCTTACCAAGAAAATCCGTTAAATTATATTGGCCATCGTCTAATTGTTCCTGTGAAAAATCAAGTTTTCCACTGAATAATTTAACTAAGTAATCAACGCTGATAGTTTTCTTTTTATCTGCTTCTGTTCTATCAACCGAATTTTCGCTAACTTCTTGTAATGAATCAGATTCAAAGTCAGTTACTTCATACTCCCCGCCACGGGTACGAGTCTCAATAACATTTACTAGATCAACCAGTTCTTTACGTTGATGTTCATCTTCGTAACTATCAAGGATTGGTTTCTCAATAAGTACATGATTATTTTCTACATTCATCCCTCTAGTGTTATAACCTGTACTTCGGATATAAGCTTCTAGATTTTCTTTTTGTTTAGCTAAGTTAGTTGTCATTTTTTGCTCCTTCATCTTTTAATATCTGATTTTTGTTTATAATTTTTTCTAAAATTCTTTGCTTTTAGCTTTTCTTTTATGACTCTACGAGCCTTTAAAATCATTTTTTCTAGATTTTGATTTGTCTTGTTTGTTAGCATATTTTTCTAGTATTTCTTGTTTCCGTTGTTCTAAGCTATTATCTTCTTTTTTACACTGAGAAAATATTTTCTGTCTTTTATCTGGATCCATAGAAAACTTATTGGCTACTATATACCCTAAAGAAGTATCTCTTGCCATAATACTCACCCCCTTTCTATTCAAACAAAAAGGGACATACCACTAGCATTATATGCTTACGGTATGCCCCTGAGTTGTTCTCAATAGACTTATTTTTTAGTTTCTTTTTTGACTAGATGAGTAAATTTCCCATCTGAGTAGACTAAAGTTATCTCTCCAAATCTTGGAACTTTTTCTATCTCTATTATACCACATTTTTCGTAGACAATAAAGCCTTTTTCTGTTGAAAATTTCATTTCATCCATATCTATTAACCTTTCTCTCCTCTCACTGTGTTAATCGTATATCGCTTATCTTTGATTGTGAAAGCCTTAAAAGTGTTCCCCTCTAAACCTTTCAAAATTCTACTTGAGTTTCTAGCGTTGTAAACCGTTCGCAGTTCACTACTATCTAGGTTCGTGTTGAAAATCGTAGTTTCTCGATTATTGATAATATCAAACAAGAAATCCTGTTCCCAATCGCTCTTAGGGGTTACCGTCCCATTTTTTGCCCCCAGGTCATCAATGATTAGAAAATCAACATCAACAAGCTTTTTAACCGCCTCATACTCTGTTAAGTTTGCATTTCTTCCATAAGCCCAGCCTTCTTTTATCTGCTTGATAATCTCGGTTAAGCTGACAAATAAGACACTCTTAGGCTCGTTCTTCTCTCTGAAGCTCTCATTGATTTCTTTGGCCAGGGCAAGCGATAAATGACTTTTTCCTATTCCTGTGCTACCACTGATTAAGGTATTTCCCGTCATACCTGCAAGGTACTTCTGGGCTTGACCTTTTACAAACTCTAACATCTGACCTTCCTCTGTAGTCTTAACAAAGAAATTATCAAACGTTGCCACCTTCAACTCGTTAGGAATCGTACTATCACGCATTAAGACATCATAAGTTTTAAAGTAAGCTTGCCTGTCCTCGAACTGCTGCAATAGGTCTTTCTCTTTTTGTTTAATCTCTCCCTTCACGCACTCCGGGCAAAATGCTTGTACTTTTCTTTCTGAACTCCCTAACACTGGTACAGAAATTTCCCAGTAATTTACCTGGTGAACATCGCAAACTTTATCCGATATTTTTCTGTTATTAAATTCTTTAAATTGTTCCTTCATCTGTACAACTCCTAAAATGGTAGGTCTGGGAAGTTGTCTTCAGACTTCCCTTTTATGGTTTTAGGCTTTTGATTCAAATAACCGTCAAACTTAGATCCAAAAAGTGTTTCTGGTCTCAGATACTTAGAAAATTCAGGACTATCCTTCCATTCTGCTGTTTTAATATCTATCACCTGTTTAAAATCTTCAAGTGTATAGCCTTCTTTGAATCGTGCTAGTAAAAGCCTTTTTGTCTTATCAACAAACTTATACCTCTTATTAGCTACTTGGTTCAGATAAGCAATAGGAATCCAAAGTTCTTTATGTTTTGTTTTCTCTAAATCTTTTATAGCTGTTTCTTCAAGCCAAGTAGGAAAAGTGAAGTCGGGATTTCCCGACAATATATTATCTAAATATAAATTATTACTCTTACTATTAACTCTATTCTCTTTCTCTATCTCTGTTGGACATGAGTTGGAAAAAGTCTCTTTACTTTGGACATTCTCCAATTTTGGTAAATTTTGACTATTTTTTCTTTGGTCTCGCTTGTATTTTGCCCAATTTGTTTCACTCTCAACCATGGCTTTTGCTTGCGATAATGTAGCATGGCCATCATCATCAATCTGAATCAGTCCACATCTTGTAAAATATGCAACTGTCATATTTATATCATCTTCAGAAACATCCAGTTTTAAAGCTAATTCCTGTACCAAACTATCAAAATATCCTTCATAGTACAAAATGCAGTCATCTTCTAAACTTTCCAACATAAGACGGATATAAATCACTGTCATAGTGTAGCCACCAGGCATATTTTTAAGTCGCTTAATAAAAAGGTTATCAAAAAACTTCTTATCAACTTTTAGCCAAAAATACACTTTAGTCTTTGCCATCATCTACCCCCAAAAACTTTAAAACGTCTGAGATTTTATAATACGCTTTTCTAGTATCTTCAATAGGCGGTATATACTGTGAAAGTCCTGCACCTTCCCATTTTGTCAAGGTTTTATCTCCTATGCCCAGTTCTTCCTTTAGTTCCACCTTGCTGATCAAATCTAATCTTTTTTGAGGTGCTTTCTCATGGCTTTTTAAATATCGTTCCACTGCTTCCAAAATCTTAGACTTTAAATCTTCAATCATTTTTTCAAACATCTTAGTACCCCCATGGCTTAACCCCTGCAAGCTGAATATATCGCCCATAATCAGGGCTTAAATCCTCGCTAGTTGTTTCTATCGTCTGTGTACTTTCTCGCTCGATTTGGGCGCTTTTTTTGCGGTCTCGATGGTTCAGGTAAATGAGAAAGCCAATCAAAATCACGGTAAAAATAAACGCCTGTGTATTGCTTAAATCTAGTTCATTCATGCTATGCCCTCGCTTTGTAATTCTGGATATAATTTACTTGATAGCTTCGCTCCATCTTCAGAAAGTCGTACACCTCTTCTGGAGTTACTTTATCATCTAAAAAGTCAATGATGAACTGAAAGAGTTTCGGATTTCTATCCTTGATTTTAGTCATTAGCTTATCAAATTCTGATCGTGTCATGTTATCTAGGTCTAGAGTCATATTTTTCTCCATTAGCCTTTCCTTGTCCTTTTTCTTGCCTGTTTTCTATATGGTATGCTTCACCACTCCAAACGCTGGGCGTTTGCCCCAAGTTGACGAACGCTTGTAGTGATGTTTCGTAGGTAATCATCCACATTTTCGCTAAACAAGTGCTTAGAGTCGCCGTGTCAGCACTTGATTTCAAAACCTTTTCTAATTGCTTGCCTGCTCTTCGGTTTTTCTTTATGTATTTGATAGAATAGATATTTTTTGCTATAATCAAAGCATAGAAAAATTTTCTATACTCTGAATTGTGTCGCTTGCTCGCCTCGTCTAAAATTTGAGCAAGTGATTTTTTTATTTTCTTTTTGCATGATTACTACCCGACTGTGGTTTATAAATCAAATCTTTACTATCGATAAGATCTAGAATCCAGCTGAATCCCTGCTTCACCATTTCAAGAAATGCGCCCAGGTCTTCACTGTCCAAGTTCTCGTAGTTCATACAAAGATATTCGGCTAGTTGTCTGTCTTTCTCAACTAGCTTTTTAAAATCCTTGGGATACTTAGGAATTTCTAACCCCTTA